TTCTTTTTGTACTGCTCTAAGAGCCTTTTCTTCGCGTCCTCTTTATGCGTGGTTATCTCTGTAAACATTAGATCTCCGTCACCGATACTCTGGTGGTGTCGAAATCAGCGAACTCATTCGCAGCGATAGGAATATTGTCATCGAGTGTCGGAGCTGGAGCAGTACCGACTTTGATCACTACGTCAGTGATACCTGGGATCGCATCGAGTGCTGCGATCAGAGTCGGATAGACGATCACGTCCTTACCGATACCGAATGCATCTCCACGATCAACGATCGCCTGCTTCACAAGCGTCACGCCGTCATCAGGGAAGTCCGTGTCAGTAGTGATGATGAGATCCACGTAAATATCCACAGCTGTAGGACGTGAAAACTTAACAGTTTGCGCCACACCCTGAGAGTCGATCACAGTACCTACCTCGGTACCTACGGTACGAATACCAGCAGGCTTCGTGTCCCAGATCTCATCCCAAATATCCTGGTCATCTCCACCAGCGACTACAACCTCGTATGATTTCGGAGGTCTACCCTCACTGTCAAAAATTTCAGTTTCATTCTCGAATACAATCGCAGCAGTGACACCTACGATGTTGAGCATACGTGCTCTGATAGCCTCAGGAGTTGCTGCTCCCCCCACCTGACGAGAGTTCTCAATACGAGATTTATAAGCTGCATCAGTCTCACGATTACGACCGACCACTGCATCCACTGGATTGATCCCAGCTGTGAGTCCAGAAACAGGTGTTTCAATGACCGTGACCGTTCCTGCTGGAGCGACGGTAGGTCCTGTGCTCTCTGCGGTTAAATTAACTGTCCCTTGATTAACGCCCTCTACGGTCTGGGCTACGGTGACTACGACTGGAGTAGCTACTGTGAGAAGAGTATTGTCGATGACGACGAGCATGTCCTGCTGCTGCTTCCCTGCGTCGCCTGCGAAGGTGACGGTGAAGCCTGAGGTAAAGTTACCAGCGACTGTGATACCAGCCCCCCATGGATCAATAGCATTCAGTGCTGCCTGTACAGCAGCGGCTGATGCATTGAATGGAAGTGCTGATGTATCGATCCCATAGAGTCGTAGCTTGAATGCTCCTGAGTCTGGGACGGTGCTGAAATCAATATCTTGAACCTCATCCATACCAGCCACGAGAGTGACTGTGAGATCCGTTTCAAATCGTCCTAATGGGTTGCCCTCTACTGAGAAAACGGTACCTGCTGGGATGACTGTAGCTGCTGATCCGAATAGCCTGAAACCTGTGATTTTTGATTCACGTGCTAGCTGTCGCTCAAGACCGATGGTTTTTCCGATCAGGTCTAGAGATATTCCAGTAGCAGTGGGTAGATACGCTGAGTTGTAAACGTCCTCGACGGCCTCGTAGATCAGAGCCTCACGCTCTGCTTCAATACCTACGATCTGACCTAGTACGGTCTCAGGAAGGAGATTGATCTGATTCCCAAGGCCATCACGCAGTGAGTCCTCGATCTCTTTTTTAATGTCGTCGAGTCGTGGGATCTGTAGTCCTGCGTCGGTCAGTCCAAATGCCATCGGTTATCCTTCCCCAGCCTTGATGATCTCAGAATACTGTACCACGCCATCTACCTTCAGCCCCTCAAAGGTCACCTTGAGTGATCGATTAGGACTGTCGAAATCTAGCTCGAGAGACGTGAGCTTCGTCATCCCAGGAGTGGTGAGAATGGTCTCAGTGTAAATACCGTCGAGCGTCTTCACGTTCGGGTTCTTGATAAAGATTTTCTCGAAAAATGGAATGCCTCTGAGCAGATCTAAAAACCACTCGCCCTTGAACATCTTGAATCTCTGACTGAGATGCTGCTCCACCTCATCGTCCTTGTCAGTGAGCTCGAGTAGTCCGTTTCGAATGAGGATGTCACCAGTGTCTGTATCCAATCGAATATCGCTCATGTGATAGTCCCCGAAGCTGTGCCAGTAAACGGAGTGCCAGGAACCACGACATTCACCGTAACCTCTGCTTCATTTTTAATATGGTCTACAAATTCGGTCACGATCAACTCCCACTTAGATTTCAAGTCAGTCTCCTGAGCGCCAGTGATCTCAGGGTTCACAGTCTTCAGTGCGTCCACTATAGCCTCAGCAAGCTGTGTAGCGTTCATTGCCATCGCATCACTCCTTCAGCGTACCAATGTCCGCTTGCAGCGTCGCAAACGCTGGGTTCACTAGCGGCTGCGGTCCTAAAGATGTAGCTACCCGAGCGTCCTGAATCGCCTGTACCAGATCAAATAAAGTCGAGATGAGTTCCTTCCCGCTATCCAGATTCTTGATCGACACCTTCCCATTAGGCTTCACGCGTATTCGAGTCTTGTCGTTTTGGATCTCGATCGCATCTGGATCCTCTACAGTGAAATTCTCACCCACAGTACGTAACCCTGGGATGCAAATTCCATCAGAGAGATCGAACATCCGCACGTCACCAGTGTCTACAGATCCACCCTGCTCAAGCCATCTATCGAGTGATCTCTCAGAGAACCCGATGAGGCAGCTATCACCTGCGTGTACAGGAATGTGTATGCGAGATTTACCGCTACCAGGATGCATCACTGGGCATCCCTGAACGGGGGGCATATTACGTATCGTCCCATTCGGATACTTCCGCTTCGCTCCAGGCTGACATGTCGCAGTTTTCTTAACCACGTCGTAGTCGACGATGTACCCGTGGATCATCACGTGCATGTTCACGAGCTTTGCCTGAATCGCCATATCGATGATGTCCTCGATATTCAGCGTCTGGCTATCCTGAAACTCCTTGATCCCTAAACTCATTTCTAAACCTCAATCTTCGTGTACCAGGGTTTGTCATCGGTATCACCCTCATGGATGACCTTATTTGCGATGAACGTACCTGTAACAAATTTCGCCTCTACCTTGACCAGATTCCCAGGGTTGAACCCAGGCTGTAGCAGGCTGATCAGCTCTAGCTTCTGCTTATCCTTTTTCTGTGGACTACCGATGAGTCCAGTATCCTTCGTGAGCAGCAGCGCAGTAGTAGGTCCGATCGAGCCGCCCTTTTTAAACACATTCACTTTCCCGTCAGTGATATTCCACTGCAGTCCTAATCGTGAGCAGAGATTGTCCATGTGATCTCTCGAGTTCCCCGAGAGAGACAACCCATTGAGTACGGTCTCAGCAGGCACATCCTTCACCTCACCCTGAGATGATCCGAATGAACCGATGAGAGATGTGAAAATGTCAGTCATCCCAGTGCCAGGTTTAAACGCCTGATCGACACTAGCTTCCTGCCATCCCTTCAATCCATCACCTAGTTCAAACGATGTGATGTTGTCCGGACCATCAGTAGTAGTGATCACTCGTCCTACATAGCCGCTGAATAATAATTTCGGAGTCTCACCGTATCCTGCAAGGCACTCTACGATCACATTGTCTCTACGCTCAGCGAGATCTCGTGATGTTTTTTTGAGATTATAAATCCTGATCTCACCCTTATTCGGGTTGCTATCGATAGCCTTCTCTAACTTGAATGATATTCTAAAGCCTTTTGCAAAATTCTTAGGGTTCGATGGCTCACGATATTTTGACACGAACTCTTTTGCGATCTTCGTCTGTGTGTCGATGAGCCTGAGCTTGCAGATGCGGTCGTATAGTAAAGTATCGCTAGCCACCTGTAGACTCCACGTACATCAGGAAGTGCCGTGTACCTAAGTCACTCTTCGTAGGATCTAGATTCGCTCCAGTCGTATCTAGTACCACTAGAGCACCCTTCGGTTTTCCTTCAGCAGCTAATCCTCTGAGTAGATCGATCCCACAGCATAGTCTGATTGAGTTGATGATTTCAGCATTCTGGGGGGCTCTAATCGTGAGAAACCATGAGTCCATCCTACGGTTGTAGCGCACGAAGAAAATGAACACGTCTCCCTCGAGATCGATTTCAAATTTATATGCTGGGAGATCCGATCTGACTGGGATTTCTAGGGTTGCCATCAGGCACCTCCTGAGAAAAGAGATCCGATTCCACGCACTCCCTGCTTGAGTAGTGATGCACGACGTGATGCCTTCGTAGCATTCGCTCCCTGAGATCCGAGCTCCGCTGTAGCTCCAGCCGTATGCTTCACGATCTCCTCGAGATTCGTCACCTGTACGTCCTGCGTTTTTACAAACCTGACCTCTTTAAAACTCATAGTGAATTTCAACTTCTGACCAGTCGATGGATCACGAGGCACGCTGAGAGACTGCAGCATCATGTTGTTGTAGACCGTGAGCGATGTCGTGATCGTCACAGGGATACGGTTCTTCCACAGCTGCAGTAAATAATTGTAAGCCTGCTGAGACGGCGATGACTGTGGACCACTGATAGCGGATGCTACGAATCCACCTGCGACAGCACCTACAGCAGATCCGAATCCACCGCCGATACCATTACCTACAGCCGCTCCTATTCCACTCGATAGAGCATTGAGCAGTGCACCCTCTAGAGACATAGGTGAGTCTGAAACCTCTCCCTCGATCTCGAGCATAATAGGCTTTGGATTTGCGTGATCCGTAACCTCTGATCCGTCCTCGACAGGATGGTCAGTGATGTCGTTCTCGTACTTAGGATTCTCGCTCAGAGTAGCGTCCATCATTATGAGAACATCAGGTACGTCGACGGCTTGTATCTTAGATCTACGATCTCCGAAACCACCACCAGTTAAAATCTGTAGAGCGGATAGACTCATTGTGTAGGTGCCCCCTGATATCTACGAGCAGCTGATCTCGTAATGCGATCGATGCTTCCATCCATAGAACTTTGAATCTTCGGTACAGCAGCAGGATCGAGATCTCCACCTACAGTGATATTGATCGGAGCATTTACATTCGCTCCACCATTACTCATAGAGTTCATCGTCGTACCAGCAGACGGTGCAGTAGCAGGAGTCATACCGAGCATTCCACCTACGCTAGATAGACCTGACATATCCCCTGATCCTCCACCAGCCATATAAAACAGCATCCCAAGAGGAGATGCTTTCAAGCCAGCCATCAAGAGATTTCCAAGCATAGGTCCGATAGATGCGACCTTCGACATGATCCAGTTTGCGAAATCACCGAAGAGTCCCTTAATGAAGTCTAGTGCCTTAGGAGCCATGTTGATCAGGTCTCTAAAAAACGTATCCGCATTCGGGTCTGTGAGAGTGAGATAGAGATCCTCAATGATGAGACCGAGTGCTACGAATGCCGCTCCGATAGCTAGAGGTACAGCCAAAGCTGCTAGCTGAGCAGTGATCATAGCGAATCTCAAAGCCTTGATCGCTTGGATCACTCTACCGATTCCGATCAGCATCTTAGCTGCGTACCATGCAGAGGCAAAACCGATCACCATCTTCGTGACCTTTTCAATTCCCCCCATGACATCGATGAACCCCATCGCTGACTTAGTCAGACCATCCAGCATATTCCATGCGTTCTCTACGAAGACAGCGAGTGCCTTAAAGAAGAACTCTGTACGCTGAATGACCGACGATCTATTGGCATCAAGCCATGCTAAAAATTTATTTGTGAGCTTCTCGATGATCGGTACGAGTCTCTTACCTACTGAGTAGGCGATACCAGTGACAGCAGATTTGACTCTCGTGATCTGGTCATTGAACCGCTCCATGGCCTCTACCGACTCCTTGTCGAACACGAGTCCCATGCGCCTAGCCTCTAGACCCATCTTAGCTAGACCTGCTCCCCCCTCATTTAAGAGTGGGATCATTTTCGCTCCAGACTTACCGAATACCTTCATAGCGAGTGCCGATTTCTCAGCACCATCAGGCATCGTTTTAAAGTGATCGGACATCTGTCCAATGAGAGAGATCGCATCAGGTGCTTTGCCACGGAACTGAGCGACACTGATACCGACTTTTTTAAACGCACCTGCTAGCTCTGAGTTTCCACTCATCGCCTCAGTCACATTCTTGTTTAACAATCCGATACTCTGCGCTAGCTCTCCATGCTCAATGTCAGCGAGTTTCGCTGCGTATCCGAGCTCCTGTAGAGCTTCAATATTGACGCCAAGACGCTGACTCATTTTGAGAGCCTCGTCACCAGCGTTCGATGTAAATTTTGCGATAGCGAAAATGGATCCAGCAGCACCAGCTAGAGCGAACGAGAACGATTTGACTGTGCTACCAAGCCCAGCCATCTTCTCCTCAAACTTCTTCAGCTCCGTGTCGTCAAACTCTAATCCGAGCTTGGCGACTAGTTCCTCTACGATCATCGCCTAGTAGATTCCTTCCTCTGCTTCTCAGCCAAGTCTATCTCGGTCTGCTCCTGTAAATCCAAAGCCTCATGAGCATCCGCCATATCCATGAGCGACCAATGCGTATCGAGTGCTTCTAAAGTAGCGACTTTTGAAATCACCAGTCTCCAGATGAACCACTCAACATGATCTGGGATTTTAAGCCCAGATCCTCCCCCCTGACCCTTCCGTCTTATTTTGAAACGGCGGGGGGCTTTGCGAAAAAATCTGCGAACTGATACTGAGCGATTGCTATGATGACTTTCAATTTGTGGAACTGTCTGCCCATGAAGATCGTGTCCTGTTGAGAGGCGACATCGATCCATCCAGCCTTCTTGTCTGCGAATCTCACGGTGCTGAGTAGATCGGAAAACAATAACTCCAGAGCATCCTCGTCGAGTGACTCGATCGCTCCCATGAAGGTCTCGACCATACTGTCGTCGATCTTCGCCTTCATCCCGCCCTTTTTGCCAGCCAGACCTACGAGTCCAACTAGGGATTTTCCAAACATCTTTATCAGGCGCGCTAGAACTCGTGTACCTTTTGTCCCAGCGAACAGCGCGCATTCATACTGCTCCCCATCCACTTTAAGGATGTTGCTCTCTCTCATGACTGTCTCCTTTTGACCGTCCTAAATTATGCCGACACGTTACCGCCGACGAATAACTCGAGTCGATCGGTTTGAATGATCCACTCGCGCTCACTAACTTCTCTTGAAAACTCTGATGCAGGGAGCTTCACGATGTACGCCTTCTCAGCCATCGCAAGTGTTCTACCGCTGTTGTCTTTAATCAACAGTGGGAGTACGCCAGCGTTTCTCAGCTCATCGAGTTTCGCGATACCTGTGAGGTAGTCGTTCGATGGACTGGACTGCTGAAGGGTCAGCGTCGCCTTACCTGATTTGTTATTCGACTTGGCTCTTGTACCCTCGCCATCGATCCCGATGGATAGAGCATAGGCATCCTCGTCTCTCTCGAGCTGTACGAAGGTTCCGTCTGCGAACCCAGTGATCGGCTGTCCGCCGAAGATTACTGATACCTGTGATGGATCGTATGTAAGCATTCTCTTATCCCCCTATGGTCTTAGACCGATACAAAGCCTGCAATGTCAGTAGCGTGTATCGCTCCTGCAACCTGCGTTTCAAACTCGACACCTGAGAGCAATCGATTCGCACGATCAGCCGATGGGACATCTGCTGCCTTCGGTACGAAGACGTTCGATGATCCTGGCACCAGTGCTCCACTGTTTTCACGTGGGAGCAATACTACTCTGGTCTCTGCTTCGATGATCGCGATACCTGCATCCGTGAACGGGATCTTTTCTAAGTTTACGAGCTTAGAGTAGATACCTTCTT